TAAGCGTTACAAATACGATCACAGGGTCTATTTCTGGTAATGCTGCGACTGCGACTAATGCGACAAACGCAACAAACGCAACGAACGCAACAAATGCAACGTATTCAACTAATTTAGCTGGTGGCTCAACAGGAGCTGTACCATATCAAACAGGATCGGGTGCGACATCTTTTGCGACAGGAACTGGTGTTTTTGTTGGTGGATCGACTCCGAGCTTTACGACAACACCTACTTTTGTAGGCACAAATATCACAGGAACGGCATCTGCCTTGAGTATTGGTGGAAACGCTGCGACTGCAACAACATCAAGTAATATTACAGGAGGGAGTGCTTATGCCTTTCCGTATCAAACGGGTTCTGGTACGACTTCGTTCCTTTCTGCGGGGACTTCCGGGCAAGTTCTCCAAACACTAGGTAGCGCATCTGCTCCGCAATGGGTTAGTCAATCATCTTTGTCGGTTGGCTCTGCGAGTAACATTGTTGGTGGTTCTGCTGGGGTAATTCCTTACCAAACTGCTATCGGTGCAACAGGATTTACTGCTGTTGGCTCTACTGGACAACTGCTTCAGTCTAATGCAACAAGCGCACCAACATGGGTAAATGCTAATACTTTGAGCGTAGCAAGTGCGACTAATTTACTGGGTGGCGCTGCTTATTCAATACCTTATCAATCCGCACTTAATGCAACGACATTCCTTGCGGTGGGTAGTTCAGGACAGGTTTTAAGCGTTACAAGTGGCGGTGCTTTGACTTGGGCAACACCAACTGCTTATGCAACTGTAACGGACGACACAACTACTAATGCGACACGTTATCCTTTGTTTGCTAACCAAACATCGGGTAATTTATCGACTGAGTACACAAGTTCTACTAAACTTCAATACAACCCTAGTACAGGTGTTTATTCTTCACCTAGTTTTTACTCAAGCGGAACGTCTCAGTTTGGCAATGGTTCTGCCAATTACATTCAAATTCAGGGCGGTGCAACAACTGTAGCTCCTGTAATAAGCGCAATTGGATCAGATGCAAACGTGCCTTTAGTGCTACAGCCACAAGGAACAGGAGCATTACAAGCACAACAAACAACCTCATCTTCTACAGGTGGTAATGCTAGGGGTGCTAATGCGGTTGATTGGCAGACTAGTAGAGGTACAGCAGGGCAAGTAGCTAGTGGTACAAACTCTGTTGTTGGTGGAGGTATATCTAATACTGCTTCATCTTTTTATGCAACTGTAGGTGGTGGAAGGGGTAATCAAGCGTCTTCTGGTAATGGAGCATCAGTATTTGCTGGTTTTGGTAATGTTTCTAATGGTGGAGATTATTCTGCAATTGTTGGTGGCTATTCAAATACTGCTTCAGGATATTTAAACTTTATTGGCGGTGGTCAATCAAATTCAGGTACATCATCATCAACAGTAACTACTCAAGCAACCACAATTGCAATAACTGCACAAACAACAGTTTACTTATCAAGTACAAATGCCAACATTAAAGTAGGGCAATTAATTACTGGCACAGGTGTATCTTCTTATACCTACGCAACATCATCTGTAACAACAGGAACTCCTGCTGTGATGGCTACATCTACGATTAGTGGAACAACGCTAACTGTGGGTTCATTAACCTCTGGAACAATAATAGCAGGTCAGGTGCTAACAGGAACAGGGGTTACTGCGGGAACATACATTGTTTCAGGCTCTGGTTCTACTTGGACAGTTTCAGCATCTCAATCAGTATCCTCTACGACAATAACAGGAACTGCTTATACATTCACAATATCTCAAAACGCAACGACTGCTGCGGGTATAACCCTATCTTTCTACACACCTCATGGAGTAGTAGTAGGAGGAGGAAATAACCAAGCAACAGGAGCGTATAGCTTTATTGGTGGTGGTGGTGATGCGGGTACTGCAAGTAATAGGAACGTAGCTAGTGGGGATTGGTCTGTAGTCGGGGGTGGCAATAAGAATATTGCTAGTGGATTGTTATCTACCATAGCGGGTGGCGTAAGCAATCAAACTTCTGGAGAAGGTTCATTTATTGGTGGTGGTGGTTCTTATGGTAGTTTTGGAATAGGTGGTAATACTGCATCGGGTTTGGGTTCTGCTGTTTTAGCTGGTTATTCAAATCAAGCTACAAATTCTCATGCAAGTGTTTTGGCTGGTGGAAATAATGTTGCTAGTGGTTTATATTCGGCAACAATTGGTGGTTACAACAATACAACAAGAGGTCTTACAGGTATAACTGTATTTGGCTCAAGAAGTAGTCTTGGTTCAACTAATGGACAAGCCCAATGTGCTATTTTTACTTTATCTAGACAAACTACAGATGCTACTGCATCAATATTAACTTGTGATAATACGACAACCGCAGGATCAACAAACCAAGTAATTTTACCAAACAACTCAGCATATTCATTTAGAGCAACCATAATTGGTGGAGTTACTGGGGCAGGAAATACGGCATCTTGGATTCTTCAAGGTGCAATTAAACGTGGTTCTGGAGTTGGAACAACTGCAATAGTTGGAACAGTAAACTCAATATTATTAGCTCAAGATTCAGGAGCATCTACTTGGGCAGTTTCAGCAACGGCAGATACAACCAATGGTGGTTTAGCAATCACAGTTACTGGTCAAGCCTCAACTACAATTAGATGGGTTTGTAAAGTAGAGACAACAGAAATGACATATTAAGGAACTAACATGGCACTTAAACTAAACTTAGGCACAACTCAATTTGGCGCACCAGCACCAGAGGCTTACGCTCGTGTAACCAACTTCTTTGGAAACAAAGACAATATCCAAGTACAGGTATCTGTGCATTTCTCAAAGGATGCTAGAGATTCAAATCTAAGCCCAGTCATGGAACACGCACACTACATTGGTCTTGCAGACTTGGCGGGTAAGGGTGAGTTGATGACTGCAATCTATAAAGTGCTTAAAACAATGTCTCAATACCAAGGCGCAACGGACGTTTAAAAATGGCTATTAACCAAGACAACGTAGCAGACAAACTTATTCCTACTACTGGAACATTGACTGTTTCTGGCGTTTTGGCGTACACAACAGGAACGACAACAGTTGCACCTGTTACTTTCACAGCTGGTACAAACCTGACAAGCCCTGTACAAGGCGCAGAAGAATTTGATGGCGCATCTTTGTACATCACAGGTAACACAACGACTGGTTCTGGCAGACAGATCATAAACGCAAGTCAAGTCGCACAATTGGCATCTAGCGCAACTGTGGCATCTGGCGGTCAATTCTTTACGTCTACTGTCAGACCAGAGCTATTGTCAGGACATTTGTACAAATTTAGGTACAGTTTGCTATTTACAAAAGCGACTGCTGGAACGATTACAGTATCATTTTCTAACTCAGCAACGTCCAATTTCACTATTTTTAACGCAAATATGAAGTTAATACAGGTGAATAACGGAACTACTGCTATTTACGATTCCTACGCAGCTGCTGCAGCGACTGCTACTTTTCCTGTATCTTTTGGACTACTAGATGCAACTTCTTATACTGCGTTTATTGAGGGTGACATAATTCCGTCAGCAAACATGAGACTTCAGCTCTTGGTTACAGATTCTGCGGGAACTGTAACGTCTTTGCTAGGCTCAAACTTCCAGTTTACCGATCTTGGGACAACAAACATAGGGAATATTGCATGACCTACGATTGGACTATCAACGATATTGAAGCTGAAAACGAGCAAATTACCAAGGTTTATTACACTTGTACGCTTACTGATGGCGACTTTAAAGTGGAAACTGAGGGTTGGTGGAATATTAGACCTCGTATTCCCATGCCAGTTTTCAAGGAAATCACACACAATAATGTTTGTGCATGGGTAGAAGAAGATAGTACACAAAATGGCGTAAATATAATAAAATCAAGGTTAGCAGAACAACTAGAAAATCTGAAAAAAGAAAAGGTAAAAATGCCTTGGTTGCCTGCTGAAACATTTAAGGTGTCTCTATGACAATGCCAATCGACATTATTACAAGGGCGATGAAAGACATAGGGGCAATAGCTTCTGGTGAAACCCCTACACCTGACGAAGCGCAAGATGCGTTTGATATGCTCAACGACTTACTCGACCAGCTGTCAAACGAATCCATGATGACGTTTTACAAGACTGAGATTATTTTCCCGATAACTCCAGGTCAAACTCAGTACACAATCGGGCCAGGCGGTCAAATTGGCGCTCAAGTGGTTGGATCAATATCAGGAAATATCCTTACGATTACATCCATCAATTCTGGTGGTGTTGCAGTCGGTCAAACTTTGTCAGGAACAGGAATAACGACAGGAACTACAATTGTAGGATTCTTGACAGGCGCTGGTGGTCAAGTCAATGAAGCGGGTACTTATTTACTTAACACGACATATTCGTCAGCAGTTGCAAGTACAACGATTCAGCTTTACTTTCAACGTCCACTAGCTATCAATTCAGGATTTGTTAGGGTAAACACCAACTCCAATGGTACACCTGTTTATCAGGGTGGATTAGATTATCCATTGTCTGTTTTGGACTATGGGCAATATCAAATGATTGGATTGAAGACACTTTCAGGGCCTTGGCCTAAAGCGTTCTACTACCAACCAACAGAAACATTGGGCAATATCTTTGTGTGGCCTAACCCATCTCAGGGTGAAATGCACTTGTTTGCAGACACATTGTTCACAAGATACGCAACGCTAAACGACACAATGATTCTTCCGCAAGGGTTTACCAATGC